GGATTAAGCCTCTAGCAATAGAGGCTTTTTCATTTATAAAACTGTAAGATAAATACAATGAAGAAAATACTCAAGTGCAAAACTTGTAAAAAAGATTTTGTGATACGAGGTGGATTCAGATACTGTGCTAATCTAGGTTGTATAGAGTACAATAAGAAGTTTGGAGTAAAAATTGGCGTATCATACAAAAAAAATGAAGAAGAAGAGTAAGTCTAAAAAAGGCTATAAAAAATAACATGCCGTTTACTAAGCGTGGAAAATTTTATTACTCTCCTAGTGGAAAACGCTATACTTTAAAACAAGTAAAAGCATATTACGCCAGGAGGAAACGTGGCAAAAATTAAAAAGAAAAGAAATATATTCTCTACACCACAAGATTTAAAAGAATGGTCAATGGACCTAGCAGATGCTTGTGGTAGTATTATTACTAATAAAAAACCAAATATTAGCAAGATAGATACTTTGGTAGAAAAATTTGTAAATGATTACAACGTTAATATGGAGAAGGTAAATGCCACCAAAGAAGAAGAGTAGTTCAAGAAAAAAACCTGCTAGAAAACCTATTAATGCTAAAACTAAAGCAACGCTTCAAAAGAAAGCTAAGAATAGTAAGTATACGTATGGGCAACTGGCGGCAGTATATAGGCGTGGACAAGGTGCGTACCTTAGCTCAGGAAGTAAGTCAGCTTCTATGGCAGCTTGGGCTATGGGTCGAGTTAACTCTTTTATTAGGGGTGGTCATTCTCAAGATAATGATTTGAAAAAAAGAGGTAAGTCTCGTGCAAAAAAGAAGTAGACGTAAAGTCAAATACGAAAAAGGCGTACCTGCTAAATATTTAAAAAATAAAAAGAATCCTAAATCTAAAGTTGCAGCAGAAATAAAAAGAACTTCTAAAGCATATAAAGAAGGTAGATACATAGATTTGAAAGCTGTACAGAAATCAAGAGCTACAACTAAGAGGAAAAACAAAAAGTGAAAGTAAAAGGAGTTGATGCAAGTAAGTTAACTAAAAGACAACAAACTGCATTAAAAAAACATTCTAAACATCATACAAAAAAACATATTCAATATATGGTAAACTCAATGAAACGTGGTTCTAGTTTTTCTAAATCACATGTAAACGCACAGAAAAAGGTAGGTAAATAATGCTAAAAGGTAACGGACAGTATTCTGCAGCACAGAAAAAAATAGCAGGTGTTGCACCACCGTTTGACAAAATCACAGGAGCTGATTTTAAAAAGTTACGTCAAAACGGTAAAAGAAAACCAAAGATGAGCTAATGGATGGATTTATAGTTTTTTTTGCTTTTGTTGTAATTAATGCATGGGCATGGATACTAATTAAGAAAGATAAAATATAATGTCACATGCTAATAGAAAAAAAACATTATTAAAGAAACACGGATTGTCAGGTGTTAATAAACCTAAACGTACACCTAAGCATCCTACTAAGTCACACGTTGTTTTGGCTCAAGAAGGTCATCAAATGAAGTTAATTAGATTTGGTCAGCAAGGTGTTAGAGGTGCAGGTAAGAATCCTAAATCAGCTAAAGAAAAAGCTAGACGTAAATCTTTTAAAAAAAGACACGCTAAGAACATAGCTAAAGGCAAGATGTCAGCAGCGTGGTGGGCTAATGAAGTAAAGTGGTAGATATTGAAAAAAATCTAATTTGTCAGCATCCTAAATGTAAAACAATACTAAAAGGACGACAAAGAAGATACTGCTCTGAAGAACACAAAAGATATGTACAAAATCAAAGAGCATTACATGGAGATAAAACTTTAGGCGTACCTAAGCCACAAAAAAAGAATGCTACATCACGTAAAGGTGAGTTCTATGACCAATTTTTAGAAGATGGTTATGCATTAGAAATGTTAAAAGGTGAACTAAGTGCTAGAGAAGTAGCAGACTTATATCAGATTTCACCTGCACAAGTATCAAGAATGTATGCAGCTTTTATAGAAGATAAAGAACTAGAAACAAAAAGAGAAGACTGGACTGTACCTAAAGAAGCAATAAAATCTTTAGAAGACTTTAAACAATTCAGAGATAGATATTTTAAAACAGAAACAGGACAAAAGTATGAAACACCTGACTTTCAAGAGAAGTGGGTAAATTCTATAGCAAAAAATATTGCTGAGGGTGGCAACTTAATGATACTGAGTCCACCACGTCATGGAAAGACAGAACTACTTATACATTTTGCTATATGGCAGATTTGTAGAAATCCTAACGTAAGAATTATGTGGGTTGGTGGAAACGAAGATATTGCAAAAAATGCAGTCGGTTCTGTACTAGACCATTTAGATTCTAACGATAAGTTAATAGAAGAGTTTTGTGGACCAGGACAAACCTTTAGACCTAAGAGTAGGTCAGGTAAAAACTGGTCACAGACAGCATTTTCAGTAGCTACAAGAAATGTTACTGGTATAAAATCACCAACGATGGTTGCTGTAGGTAAGGGTGGAAAGATTCTATCTCGTGACTGCGACTTAATAATTGCAGATGACATAGAAGATTTTGGTTCTACAGCACAACCATCAGGTAGAGCTGCAACTAAAAGATGGTGGACAACAACTTTGTCATCTCGTGTAGAGTCACATACTGCTGTTGTAGTTATTGGTTCAAGACAGCATTCAGACGATTTATATAATTCTTTATTAGAGAACAATGCTTGGGACAATATTGTAGAGCAAGCACATTCAGATGATTGCGAAATACCTGAGCAAGATTTAGATGAACATATAGATTGTATGTTATGGAAAGGCAAAAGAGATTACAAATGGTTAAATACACAAAAAGAAGCATCAGCAACTACAGGTGGTGTGCATGTATTTGAAATGGTATATCTTAATAGAGCAAACCCAGTAGGTACAACAATATTTAATCCTGAGACTATAACAAAATGTTTTGATGACACAGTAGATATTGGAGAAGTAAAAGAATCTGCATACTTAGTTGCAGGACTAGACCCTGCTGCTACAGGTTATCAAGCAGCATTCTTATGGGCTATCTATGATAGTTCTCCATTAAGACTACAAATGGTTGATATAGAAAATAACAAAGGTGGAGGAATCAAAGAAGCATTAAGAATTATGAAAGAATGGAAAGAAATACATGGTTGTTATCACTGGGTAATAGAAGAAAATGCTTTCCAAAAAGCAATTAGACAAGATACTGAGCTTAAAGAGTATTGTGCTACTCAAGGAATTATACATGAAGGACATCAGACTCAAGCAAAAAACAAATGGGATACAAGATATGGTGTGACATCAATGACTTCTTTGTTTGCAGAACAAAACATAATACTTCCATATAAATCTGTAGAAGCAAAAATAAAATCAGATATGTATAAAAAACAGTTATCTTTCTTTGCAAGCAAAGGTAAAGGTTACAAATCTGATATTGTTATGGCATCTTGGTTTCCAATGAAAGTTATAAGAAGATTACAAACTGCGAGATTTGATGATATGATGGTAGAATATAGTCCGAGTTATAGCGGAATAGAAATGGCATCTTGGAATGATGCCCCTTGGAGTTAAATGTTAGTTGAAGATATTTTAAACAGAAGTGTCCATCTTAAAAATATGCATGAGAATGCGTTAGTTGATAGACATAGGTTTAGAGCAATTATGAATGGTGGAGCTGATGGAATCAGAGCTTTACTTGGAACTCAACTAGATATGATGGATGAATCCATACTACCTGCTCCAAACTTACTAATGTCAGGTTTAGATAGACTTGCACAGAAACTAGGACGTGTACCTAACCTTAGAGTAGATTTAACAAACCCAAGAGATTCAGAGAGGTCTAAAAGAAAAAAAGATAAACTTGAAAGAATAATAACTTCATTTGACCAAATGCAGAATCTTAAGGGTCAGTTACCACAAGTAGCTAGATGGTTACCTGGTTATGGTTTTGCTGTATGGATAATTACGACAAAAAAAGACGCAGAAGGTAATTCATATCCTGTAGCAGAACTAAGAGACCCTTATGATTGTTTTCCTGGATATTATGGTGCTAACCAAACACCTGATGAATTAGTTACAATACGTAAAGTTCCTATTGCTGAACTTATAGAAATGTATCCTGAACTTAAAAGTTACTTTAATAATGCAGATAAATCTAGTAGTGGTAGTGGAAACATAAGAAAACTCAATAACAATATTGGAGTAGAAAATGGTTCATGGGAAAACTCAGATGATAATGGAGACAATATAGTCGAATACATGAACGAAGAGGGAACTTACATAGTACATCCTGCGTCAGGAAAAATTGTAGACTTTGTTCCTAACCCATTACAATCAGGTCCTGCATTTGTAGTAGCAAAAAGATTTAGCTTTGACCAATTACAAGGACAGTTTGACCAAACAATAGGACTTATGGCAGCTATGGCAAAGATAAATATTATGTCTGTTATAGCTATGGAAGACGCTGTATTTACAGAAACTAACGTTGTTGGTGAAATAGAGTCAGGTCAATACCGTAAAGGAAGATTTGCTGTTAACTATTTAACTCCAGGTTCACAAGTAGTAAAACCAGTAAACAACTTACCGTATCAATTATTTGAACAAGTAGGAAGAATAGAAAGACATCTAAGAGTTGTAGCAGGATATCCTGTACAAGATGATGCAATATCTCCTAATTCTTTTGTAACAGGTAGAGGTTTAGAAGAACTTCAAAGTGGTGTTTCTCTTATGGTTAGAGAATATCAACAAGTATTATCAAAAGCATTAGAAGATGTTGATTACAAGAGATTAGAACTTGATGAAGTATTATTCTCAGAAAAAAGAAAACCATTATCAGGTTATATCAGAGGAGCTGCTTTTTCAGAAAACTATACTCCTGGCACTGATATTAATAAGAATTACAAAACTACAAGAGTTTATGGAACTATGGCAGGTTTTGATGAGCCACAAAAAATCATAACAGGGTTGCAATTACTTCAAGCAGGTATTATCGATAGACAAACCATGCAGGAAGAAATGGACGGCTTACAAGACTTAACAAAGATTAATGACAGAATTACAAAAGAACGTGCAGAACGTGTTATGTTTGAATCATTATTAGCTAGGTCACAAGGAGGAGATATGCAGGCAATGGCAGCTATCACAGAAATATACAGAAATCCTAATAAGATAGATGATATTTTAGAAAACTTTTTCTCAGAGCAAGTAGAACAACAACAGCAACAACAAGCAGCCGCTATTGCTCAACAACAAGTAGCTCCAGGACAAGGACCTTCTTCAGTACAAGATATATTTGCACAGATTGCTGCAGGTCAGTAATGGACGACTTTGTAAACGAAAAATTTATAGATATAATTTTACAAGAATTTCCTGACGTAGCACAAAATGTATTGTTTCAAGATGAAGAGTTTGAAGATGGCATTATGTTTAATGCTGTAACTATTGCACAGTTTCCAGGAATAAGAATAGATTTGTTAATTATTAGAGGTGAAAATGACTCGAGGTAGTAAAGATAAATTAAATTATGACCCAGGTAAGGATAAGATAAGTCCATCAGATTTAGTTGGTGGTGGAGCAGATTTACAACGAGCAAGAAATCAGGAACTAGTTAGAAGTTTTCCTGTAGCACAGGAAGAACCAATACAAGTACCACCTTCTCAAGTTGAACCAATAGACAGGGTGAGGGCTACTGGAGCATCAGTTACTCCATTATCACAGCCAACACAGAGACCAAATGTATCAGCAATAGAAGATTCAGTAGTAGCTCAACAACAAAGACCAGTAGATAAACTAGCAGTACTAAGAAGTCTGTATAGTGTCTATCCTGATGTTGATATACTAGCTTTGATGGAAAGTGAGTTAAATAAACAACAAAAAACTTACGGTGCATAGGGAGCTAACATGACTAGATTTTCACAATATTGGGTAGACCCTGATGCAGAGTTACAACAGATATTTGACCAAGAAAGAGAAATAAAAGAAACTCAAATAATTAAAAACCAAATATCTAAATCTCAAGGTTTTTCTACTTCACAACTTGCAGGACAATATGGAAATGTAATGCCTAGTGGTGCAATAATTGCATCAGGTTTATCTGAACTTGCAATACAAGCTCCTGAAATAAAACAAGTTGTTGATTCGTATTTAGAACAAGAATCTAAATTATCTAAAAGAATAAGAGATGCAGGAAGAAGTTTTGTAAGAACAGCTTTTGTTGCTGCTGACTCATTAGCAGAGGCTGTTATTAAAAGACCTTTTCAAGCTGCTGCAGCTACACATGTGCAAAGAGGAGATAATCCTATTCTTGCATTAGGTGGACCATTGCTTGGTTTTCTTACAGACCCATTCACAAGAGATGAGGGTGAAGAATCTTTTTATAAGAAATACAGAGAGAACAAAGAATTATTAGGTCCTACTGTTATGGGTAGAGCTATAGATGAACTTAAAGCAGGAAACAATGTGAACTTAGGTTCAGGATACTTTGGCAACAGTGACGTAGCAGAAAACATGGATATCTTTAGAGCTATTGTTGACTCTACAGATGATGAAGAAGTTATAGCTCAAGCTAGAAATATAATTGAACAACAATTAGGTAAACCAATAACTATAGAAGAAAGACAAGATGTAAATAGTTTATTAGCACAAGATGGATATATCTTATCTCCAGGAACAGTAGTTGCTGCAAATGTATATGAACCAGGAACTAAAGCATTTAACATTATGTCAGGTGCGATAGACTTTGGTGTTACCGCAGGATTAGACCCACTTAACTTTGTTGGTGCAGGTGTAGGTAAAGTAGGTAAAGCAAAGAAAGCATTTAAGACTGGCGAGTCATTACAAGGTGTAGGAATCATAGATAAAGCAATAAGAAAGTCAGTGCATTCACCTACAGCAGATGATTACTTTCTTAGAGGACCAGGAAGAAATATTGCTGAACTTATGGGTAAAGAAACAAATATTAAAAACATACAAAAGATGTTTGGAAAAAACAGAGATTCTATACCGCATGAAATTTACAGAGAACTTGCAGATGCTAATACAGAAGGAGTTATTAATACATTAAGACGTGAAATATCTAGGGGAACTATTACTGAAAGGTTTGACCCTACATCTGCAATATTTAACGGAAAGTTTTCTACAACATTAGGTAAGATGTTTGACCCTGAGTTTGCAGACTTAGGATTAAAAGCTGTAGTTAAAAGACGTTGGGAGGGTACACCAATACTTAGAATGATGGGTGACCTACCTCCTGTTAACTTAAACGTAAAAAACTTTGATGAAGCCTATGACCAACTAAATGAATTTATGGATGGTGTAGGTATAGCTGTAGATAAACAAGATGACTTGCTACGTAAATTTACAGATATAACTGCAGAAGTAAAAGGTAAAGGTGCTAATGCAAATGAAGCTATTCCTAGTTACGGAATTGTATCAAGAGTATTTAAGTTTTTAAATGATGAAGTATTTCCTGCCACAGATGAAGTATTAGGTGAAGGATACGTAGGTAGAGCGTTCGAGAAGTTTGAAGCAGATACATCTAAAATGAGAGATTACTTTCACGATGAGTTAGGTAATCCTGAAGCATTCTTAGGTGCTAAGTCAGATATTATTGTAGATGGGAAAATACAAATACAACCTACTGCACATTTGTTTTCAGAATACTTTGACGGAAATATCTTTTTACCTGGTGGTAGAGATTTATCAAGAATTGTAGGTAATACAAGAAATGCTATGTGGAGACTTATTGGTGGTAGAAAACTTACAGGTAAAGACTTAACACTAGAAACATTTGTAAAAGCACAATCAGAAGATGCTAACTTTGTAGCTAAGAATCTATCTAAATTATTTTATGGTGTAGACCCTGATGGTGTAAGAGTTACAGAAGGTGCATTGACACAGATAGCAGATACCTATATGCAAGGTTTATGGAAACCATTCATACTTCTTAGAGCAGCATGGACATCAAGAGTTGTTGGTGAAGAACAGGCAAGAATGTGGGCTGCTGATATGACAAGCGTTTTTAATCATCCTATATCACATATTGCATGGGTATTAGGTACACCATCTGCAGGTAAGTATGTAGGTAAAGTAGAAAATGCTTTGGCAAAGATACCAGGAGTTAAAGCAAGAGGATTAGAAGATATATTAGGAAATGAATTTCTAATGGATGTATCTTTTAAAAATGCTATGGCTAGAGGTAAATCAGTATCTATTGGAGGACTTGCACCAAAAAGAACAAACATATTTGTTGCTGTATCAAAAGGTAATAAAAAATATTTAGACGGTTATGTATTGGAAAATGTATTACTTGCTAATGATGTTCTTACTAAAGAGCTAGCTTCTACAATAACAAATGCTAAAGGTAGATATGCAACATTAGATGAGTTAGTAGATGCAGCTTATAGTGGAGATTTAAAACCATTGTTAGATGATTTTGTTGAGTTAGCTGATGATTCTTCTTATGCACAAAAAGCTAGAATTACAGAATCAAAAGAAAATGTTAGAGCTTATTTAGAATCTATACAAGCTAGATTACATAAACAAGCAGGAGGTAAATACGAAAAGTATGTAGTGGTAGATGGTCAGGAAATAATATTAAAAGCAGGTGAACCAATACCTACACAATATGCAGATGCTGTTCCAAGATTTAGAATTACACAAACAGGAGATGATGAGATTCTTAATCTTATTGCTAATGGTAGTGGTGAAGTAAATGGTACATTCATATCATTAGAAAATATATCAAGAGAATTTAGAGCAGAATATAATAAAACAAAGCAAGTACTAGGTTCAAAGTTAAAGCAATGGGATAATTCAGACTTACCTTTTAACAGACCCGAGTATGTAAAAGTTTCTAAAGTAGACGTAGACTCAAGTCTTTTAAGTAAATATGATGAAGTTGTATCTTCTATATTTAGAATATTTGGTTCTACACCTACAAACAAACTATCAAGGTCTCCTGCATTTAGACAGTTTTACTTTGATAAAATGGAAAAACTTGCACCAAGTCTTACAGAGACTGCATTAAATAATCTAATTAAACAGGCTAAGAAAAATAATTTAGATAAAAAATATATACAAAGATTAGAGTCATTAGTCTCAGATGTTGATGATGCATTTAAGATTGGTACACGTAGAGCAGATGAAATATCAAAAGGTTTTGCATTAGAGGAAACAAGAAGATTACTTTATGATTTAAATAAACGTTCACAGTTTGCAGATGCAACTAGATTGATGTTCCCATTCGTTGAAGTTTATAAAGAAGTTTTAGGAACATGGTCAAGACTTATTGCAACAAATCCAGGTAAATTACGTAAAGCAGAACTCTTAGTAAACAAAGCACAAGAGAATGGATTCTTTACAACAGACCCTGTAACAGGTGAAGAAGTATTTAACTTTCCATTTAATGAAGGATTAAGTAATGATATTGTAGATGAAGATTCAGGTATCAGAGCTAATCTTGTAGGTTATACATCAGGACTTAACTTGATAGGACAAAGTGTTCTTCCAGGTTTTGGTCCAGTTGTACAATTACCTGCATCTTATTTACCTGATACACAGAGATTTGCTTCACTTAAAAAAGTAATATTTCCATTAGGTGAACCTGCAAATGTAGGTCCTATAGAAGCAGCATTGCCTACTTGGTATAAAAAAGTATTAACTCTTGGTGATGATGCAGACCCACAGTATAGAAGATTATTTGCAAACGTTGCTTCAGATATATTAAAAGCAAGAGTATTAGCAGGACAAGCTAAATTTACTACTACACAAGAAAGAAGAGAAGCAGTAAAAGCTGCAGAGAAAACTGCAACATTTGTTACATTGATACAGGCTGCATTAGCTTTCGCTGCACCTACAGGTGGTACAGTCAGATATTATAAAGAAGTACCTAGTGAGTTTTTAACAGATGAGATACAAGAAAAACTTAAATTGGATATTAGAGACTTCCCTGATACAGATGATGGTGCTGTTATGTTTGGTTTCTCAGTATTCACAGATTTATATTATGACATGCTTAGAAGTAATAAAGGTGATTCCTATGAAGCAACAAAAGAGTTTATTACTACATTTGGTTTTGAACCATTTGCTATGTTACAGAGAAAATCTAAAACAGTAGTAAGAACTCCATATACAGCAGAGGGTTCAGCATATATGGCAAAAAACAAAGAAGTTTATGAGTTCGCACCTAATACAGCTTACTATCATAATCCTGATAATCCACTAGATGAGTTTGATATTGCATCATATTGGAAAGCATTTACAGAGGGAGATAGAGTTTCTTTAACTACAGACCAAGTTGCAGCAGAGATTATGAATGCAAAAGGTAGGTTTATTTATGAGGGTAATAGAAGAATGTTACTTAATGATGCTAACTATTTTGGTGTATCAGATTATGTAAGAAGACAAATACTTAAAGAAATAGAGATACATTTGATAGAAACATTACCAGGATTTAGGGAAAGTTTGGGACTAGCAGGAACTATAGACAACGAATCACAAGTTCGTGAACTAAGAACATGGAAACAGAATGCTGTATTAGCAGGTTCTGATGCAGGTCAAGGGTTAGCAAAATACTTAGAAGCCTTTGATAAAGTACTAGACTGGGGACAGAGAAATATAAGACCTAATGTTACAATAGGTTCAGGTGATATGATAGCTCAGAGAGAATATCTACGTAGATACGTAGAAGATGTTTTATTGAAAGAACATCCTGATTTTTACCATTTATGGGTTAATATATTATCAAGGCAAATTGAAGAAGATATTGCTACTACGCAAAACATTGAGTTAGGATTTTAATGAACGAAGACCAAATAAAAGCATACGAATTAGGTAGATTAATAAATACATTTGGTGTTTGGTATAAAACTAATCTATTTAAATCAATTAATGACCTAAACAATTTTGCTAAAACATTATTAGAAAATACATTTGGTTTAGTAATTAATGAAAAGAATTTAGGCAGACTTCTTGCTGCAGCATCAGTTGCAGGTCAAGCAGGAATAGGCGAACCATCTCAAATGCTGCAACCTTTATTTGAAGAATCAATAGAAAATCCTGAAGACTTTAGTGATGTAATCGAAGCATTTAGTGCAGGTTTTTCAGGTTTAGATTTAGAAGATATAGAAACACAACCTATACCTGACCCATTAGTTACAGAACTTTTTGCTGATGAGACAAGAGAAGAAAGAATTGCAAGGCAAGAACAAAGAAGAGTATTCAAGCCTATGTCTATTCAGGAACAACAATCACAATATATTGATGAAAAAATACAAGCAGGTGATTTTTCTGATGACCAATTAAATTTTGTTCAGACATTACTTCCATCAGATTTACCATATATAGGATTACAAGGAACTATAACTCCTACATCTCCTGATAAGCTACCACTATATGTTGAGGGTATGCAATATGGGTTGTTTAATGGAATGTCTGCAGAAGAGTTAATTAATGTTCAATTAGCATTACATGAAGCAGGATATTTATATCCAGGTTCTTTTGAAGCAGGTGTATTAGATGCAAACACAATAGCAGCTATAAATAGAGCTATGACAGTTCAAAACCAACAAGGAAGAACTAATCCTGTATTAGCATCATCACAATCAGTACAACTTGCACTTAGTGGTGCAGGTCCTTCTATAGCACAAGATATAAGAAATTTCTTTATATCTGAAGTTAAAAAAGATGAACCAAGTGCTGAGAGTGGTTTAGCAATAGATGAGGGTATACAATTATTTCCTGAGTTTGCAGCTATCTATGGAGAAACTGCAGCAGAACAAATACTTGGTAGAAAAATAAGAAGTGGTGAAAGAACAATGATAGGAGCTTACTATAGTCAAGCATTAGAAGAAGCATCAGAAGAAGTTCAAGAAATGTTAAAGGCTAGAGAGGAAGCTAGAAAAGAAGCTCAAAGAACTGCCCTACAAACAGAACAGATTAGATTACAAGCAGGATTACCTGAAGGAGTTTATTCAGTAGAAGCTCCACCACAGTTTACTGCTGCTCCAGGAGATGCAGGAACTGCACAACAAATACAAGGATTAATTACAACATTAGCTTCACAAAGGTTTGAAGATAAACTTACATCAATAGGAGCTTATGCTGCAGAGTTAGATGAGAATGACAGAGAAGCAGAGATGAGGTCTAGGTCAAGAGCATTCACAACAGCACTTAACTCTACAGGTTCAGGAGCATTAGGAGCATAATGGCAAAAGTAAATGTAAAAGAATTAATTGAACTACTTCAAAATGCAGGAGCTAGTGCAGAAGATATTCCTAAATTAGTTATGATTTCATATTACGAATCTAATTTTGATACACTTGCTAAGAATGAAACAACAGATGCATTAGGTTTATTTCAAATAAATGCATCAGCATTTTATGATGGAGAAGACCCTGACCCTACGTTGTCAAGATTTTTTAAGGGTAATGATTTATCTATACAAGACTTTGAGAAAAAATTAGAGGACCCACAATACAATACAGACTTTGCAATACATTATTTAAACGAACTAAGACAAAACCCTAATTCATTTCCTGCAGTAAAGGCAGCAGGTGGTGACCCATTTGTACAGTGGGAAGCATACGCTACGTATGTACAACCATATCTCGAGGGAAAGAAAATTCCAGGACGAGGACCTGATGATGTTGCTAAAAGAAATGATATTACAGTTGGAGTAGGTACATACTTAGATGCATATACACAAGTTTATGATTTAGAAAGAAATAAACAAATACAAGAAAACATAGCAGATATAGAACCTGAGAGAGACCCAGTTACTATATATGATGCTCAAGGTAATCCAGTATTGGTAGATGCAAAAATAGTTAGTGATTTGATTAGATTAGAACCACCAAAGTATTTTGCAAGACCACCACAAAGTACAGACCCACTAAACAATGTAGAAGACTTACTAGAAGCTAAACCTGAGACACCAGTATCTGTAGAAGAAGGTCAAAAAGAAAAAGAAGTTAAAGATGTTTTAACTGCACACATATATTCATACTTACAAAAACAAAAAGATGTTTATGCTAAAAAAAATCCTTATTCAGCAAGGGAGGTTAGATAATGCCACACCAACCAGGACATATAGATTTCGATTCAGATGTTGTAGGTAGTGGTATATCTATTGACGATACAAGTGCATCTACATCTACAACTACAACACAACCAACTTCACAGTTTTCTCCAGGTGAGTTTGATGGACCTGAACCTGATTTAGTTTATCGTGTAGGTGACCAGTTCTATATACTTTATCAATTACCTTTAGAGAGATTAGGTATTGATGATGAACCACATTACATTATGTATAGTGGCACAGGAACTATTCCTGAGTATGAATACAAAGCACAATCTATATCTGATGAAGCATTAAAGAAAATTTTGTCTGTATCTTTTGATTCAGGTGGATATGAAGAGATAGAAGATAAAACAGATGTAATTAATCAGTTCTACAACAGAATACTTAGAGCTGCAGAATCAAGACCATGGCTTTTAGAAAAAGAAACATCAGGGAAAAATGCAGGTAAGTATGTATTGCTCTCAATGTTTATTGAACAATTATTTGAACCTAATGTACAAATATCTGTAGATGAATACAAAGCAGAGTCTGCTTACATAAATCAATTTACACAAAGACAATTAGATTATTGGTCAGCAATTACATTTGGAGAAGACCCTGCTAACAATGCTTCACTTAGAAAACTACAACAGGAAAGTTCTATAACATTAGCATCGTTACTTAGAACTTATGCTCCTGAAGGTGTAAGTCAAGAAACAATAAACTTTTTATACAACAAACACTTGACAGGTGATTATGATACAGCTTACTTAACAGAACAAGTTAGATTTTTAGCTGCTCCTGAATTTGCATCATTAATTGACCCTGAACTAAAAGGATTAGTTGGTGAAGTACAGACAGGTACAAAACAATTTGCAAAGCAAGCTACAGATATTATGACTCGATATATGGGTAGAGGTTTTGTAGATGGTTTATCAGAAGAACAATTATCTACATTATCACAAACATTAGTAGACCCAAATGGTCAGAGAATATTAGAGGGTCAGTTACAACAACTTTGGGATGCAGAACATCCTGATAAAAAAGGTTTGAACTATGCTTTAGTTTCTTCTACACCTAGAAAACTAGCTAATGCAGTGCTTGGTGGTATAGATGAATTTGGAGAAGACGAAGCGTTCTTTCAAGATTTAATGAATTTAGATTCACAAACAGAAATGCAAAAACAATTACGTAAGTATGGATTGCAACAAGGAAAACAAAAGACAGTACAAGATGTACAACTATCTATTGGTAGAGCATTCAAGACAGGTCCTGTCAGAAGGTTGATGGCACAGTAATGGCAGAAGTAACAGTATGGAGAGCAGATACACCACAAGGTGAAACATTTAGTGATGAATATGCTAAGAGTCAAGGATTTGATAATGCACAGGAATTTGCAAATAATTTAATTGCTACTTCAGGATACAGTGCAAATCCAGTTCCCCTTAATGAATCTTTTGGTGGTGGAACACCAACAGCAACAGGTAATGAATTATCATCAGATGAAATAGAAACACCTGAATATTTTAATTTATATACATCACTGCTAAGCAGAACAGAAGATATATTGTCAAGTGCAGTAACAGATGTAGAAGACGAAGAGGAAGAGATATTTGTACCAACAATAGAACAAGCAGGACAACTTGTTCCATACATGAAAAACAAAGGAAACCTATTACAAGTCTATGTAGATACATGGGCAGAAACAGGTAACGACCAACTAGCTTTACAGGCAGTCAGAGATTCTGACGAATACGAGACATACTTTCCTGGTAACTCCAGGATAGACCCAACAACTGGAGAAGCAGCAGGTATTAGATATGATGAGGCTACATACACAGCATTAACAGATGCTTATGATAGAGCTTTCATAGAAGCAGGTCTTAACCCTGATGTATTTAGAGAAGCAGAAGTATATCCTGCTTTAGTATCAGGTGATGTAGGTTCGCAAGAATTAACATCAAGAATAAATGCAGCTAGAGAAGCGTTCATAGATAATCCATTGGCAGAAAATGTTAAAGCCTATTACTCACAAAACTTTGATATAGACATGACAGATTCTGCCTTACTTGCTTCAGCATTAGACCCTTCAGTTGGTGAGAGAATATTAAATAGACAAATAGCTGTAGCTCAAATAGGAGCAGAAGCATCAGCAAGAGCATTTGATATTACACTGCAAGAGTCTGAGAGATTGTATCAATTAGGAGTAACAGGAACTAGAGCTGCACAGTTATTTAGTCAAGCAGAAAGTTTACTTGGAAGAGTAGAGTCAATGGCTGCTGCACAAGGTAGAGGTGAGTTTGGAATATCACAGTACCTAGAAGCAGAAGCATTTGGAAGTCCTCAAGAAGAACAACAATTTAGAAATATATTAGCTCAACAAGCCACAGAAAGTGCTGCAGTATTAGGTGCTAGAAGAACATCACAAGGTGCAGTTACAGGCTTGACAGAAGCATAAATCTGCTATACTAAAACTAGTACCTGGCAGGGTCGGTACTATAAACATAGGGCTGCATTCGATAACACCACCAAGGTGTGTTATCTGTCATTCGTAAACCCTTGCGTAAAATCCCTTTAATTACCTAGCGATTAAATACATGGGATAACTATATGCTAGAGAAGATGGAGAATATTATGGAAGAAAATACACAAATTGAAAATGCTACAGAACTTGTAGACGATTCTACAGATGGCATTAAACAACTTAGAGAAGAATATAAAAAGCTAAAAGCTGAAAATAAACAGTTTAAAGCTAATGCTATGAATACTGCATTAGGTTCATTAGGACTCAGTGCAGATAAAGGTATTGGTAAAGCTGTTACAAAACTCTATGATGGTGAGCCTACAGTAGAAGCAATTAAGGATTTTGTATCTCAAGAGTTTGGAGAAGTTAGTAATTCTGAACAACCTAGTGCAGTCCAAAGTATTACAGAAAATGTAGTAGAAGCTCAATCTCGAGTAGAGCAATTAAATAAAATTGGTGTTAACGCAGAACCTGTTGACGTAGGTCAAGAGTTTCTAGGCTTCGTAAGAGATTCCGCAAATAGTACAAGAGATGTAATAAACGCTAAATTGCGTATGTTAGATACTCTTAAAAAACAAGACAGAAAATAATTTATAGGAGAAGATAAAAATGGCAGACATATCGTTAACTAATAGTACGATTTATGCACAAAACATTAATAACTTCGCTGGAGAATTGTTTAAAGTTGGTGGTCAAAGAACACCTTTACTTTCCGCAGTTGGTGGATTAAATGGTGGTAAAAGTATTAACTCTACATTTTGGCAAGTCCAAGTAGAAGATAATGCAACCATTTCATCTGAACCAACAAAAGGTCAAGAAGGTTCTACACCTACAGAATATCTTGGAAGAGACAGAGCTGCATATACTTATGTAACTCAGATTTTCCACAAGGGTGTACAAATGACATATACCGCTTTGGCATCAAACCAAAATCAAAATCCTTTTGATTTATCAGCTAACATTGTTAACACATCTGATGGAGATGGAACAACAACAGCAGCAGATAAATTGGCTTTATTTGGTGGGACTCCAGTAAGTGATGAATTTGCTTTCCAAATGGAAAAAGCAATGGAAAAAGTAGCAAGAGAAGTTGAATGGTTTGCATTCAACGGTTCATTCTCAGACGGTGCTAACACCACACCAGGTGATGGTACAAGAGAAATGTACGGTGTTGATGTTTGGATTTCACTAAACAAGAACGCTTCAAACTCTGCAGCAGTAAACCCATTAGGTGGTAACTGCTACTACAACGACACATCAGGTGATGGACTTGGTTCAGCACAAGTCATTTCTTTCGCAACTATAGCAGGTGCGTTAAAGAGAATGTATGACAACCATGCTCCAATGACAAACCCTGTGCTATGTGTTAGCCCACAACAATTACTAGACCTTAACAACGAACTTGTTAAAGGTACAGTTGATATAGCAGGTGCAATCATTCCTAGAGATAGAAATGTTGCAGGTGTTGACATTGATACAGTCATTACACCATTTGGTTCTATTGGACTAATGGTCATTGACCCTCAAATCATGCCAACAGGTTCTGCTTTCATCTTAGACTTAGCTTACATTCAACCAGTGTTCACAAATATCCCTGGATATGGAACAGTGTTTGTTCGTGACATAGACCAAGATGCAAACGCTAGAATTGGAAAAGCAATATATATGGAGATGGGATTCGAATTCGGACCTCCTTCATATCACTGCAAGATTCAAGCAGTAGCATAATAAAACATTGAAGATTAGGGTGGAACTCCACCTCCACCCTTTTCTTCTGCTATAGTAAGGAAGATATGATTAGTAAAACAGCTTTAATAGATGTTTCAGAAGATGCAAGTAACTCAGTAGGTGTAAAGACAGATGGAATGCTACTATGTGGTATTCAATTTCCTGCAACTATGACAGGTACAGCAGTAACATTTGATTTCGCATTAGACAATACCAACTGGGCAGATGTTGTAGAAACAGATGCAAGTGCAGTAAGCTACACTGTTTCAGCAGGTGATGTAGTAAGAGTTGACCCTTCAGGTTGGGGTTTTGCAAGTAATGGTTACATAAGAGTTACATCCAATGGAACAGAAGCAGCAGATAGAAGTATAATATTACACTTTAGACATAGTTAGGAGTTACTTATGGGTATGCTCTTAATGTTAAAAGAGGGAAGAAATCTTAATATTGAAAGTATTCCTGACCAACCGCTAGAACCTTCATTTCCTATTGTTGACCCAAACGATAATGCAAATGATGGTTGGTTTGGTTTAGGTGCTTTTGGTCAAGCAATCTTTGCTTCTCAATTAATTGAAGAAGGAGCAGCATAATGAGTTCAGATATAGCTGGCTTAATAGATAGAACTTATAGAGAATATTTAGAACCTATGGATGACCTACAACCATATACATTATTAACTTCATCAGGTGGCATTAATGCTTCTGTTACAACTATAAGTTTTGATGGAAGTTTATTAACACAAGAAGAAGAAGATGTAATGGAAGCAGGTTCTATTATAGAAATAGATAGAGAACTTTTATTATGTAAAGAGTTAGACACTGTTAATGACACAGTTACAGTTGTAAGAGGTGTAAGAGGAACTACAGCAGCAACTCATGATGAAAATGCAGTAATTAAAATAGCACCACCTTTTCCTAGACAAAATGTATTTGATGCAGTGTGTGACCAAATAAAAAACTTATATCCTACACTCTTTGCTACAGAAACTAAAAGTGTTACATCAAAAGTTGGGTATATTCCTTTAAGTGGAGCTAATGACAATTATCTTATTGCCCCTTTAAAAGCTATATCACAACAAACAGACTTTGCTGCTAACTCAGATGAATCAGGAGTTATATACAGAGGAGTAGCAGTAGAGCTTATAGATTTACCAAACCCTTTTACTTATACAGATGCAGACGGTGTATCACAAACAATTACATATAGCAATAACGGTCCAAATAAAGTCAATGCTGTACAGGTGTATAATGTTTCTGCAGGTCATACAGTATTCGTTACATTTAAAAAGAAGTTTGTAGAACCTACTGCAGAGAGTGATACTCTTGCAACTGTAGGATTAGAAAACGAACATGAACCAATCATTATGGCAGGCGTTGCTGCACAAATGATGGCGGGAAGAGATATACCAACAGCTACATCTGACTACATCACAGACCAGTTATCAGTTTCTAACTTTCCTGTGGACTCTGCAACAAGAATACGTAATTCTTTACTAGCGTATCAAAGAGCTTTAATACAGCAAGCACGAAAGGACCTTAGAGCTAGATTCCCTGAACCAGTAACTTTAAATAGTATTAACTACGGATAATGCCTAGAGTTACAACCACTGCAGAAGTATCTAACCCTAGAAGAAAAGGTTATGATTTTAGATTAGACAATCAGTTGTTTAGAGCAGCTATTGGAGCTGGTAGAGAATTACAAATACAATCTTCTGATGTTACAGATGGGCAAGTTAATGTAAAACAAAATGCAGAGGACTTTACATCTAACTTAGGTCGTATATATTCAAGAAATAATTTTGAAGGTGGTGAAGGATTAGATAAAGCACATAGGGCAAATGGTAGTCCTAAAGATACAACTAGATTTTTTGATAGCAAAGGTATAGATGTTTTTCATGGTGATACAGTCAGTTCTTATCACATACATTTGTTATATACAACAGTATCTAAATTAACTTTAAGTGGTTCAAATAACTATTTAGCACAAACTACTAATGGAGATATGTATGTTACTGATGGCACAACAATATACAAATCTACAGATGATGGAGATAACTGGAGTGCAGTATCTACAGGACTTACAATCAATCACAACTTTACAGGTGCTGCTGCAGTAGGTAACCAGGTATATTTTACTACTGCTGATGGAACTACAGCATCAGAACTAATACAGTTTAATGGTTCTACTTGGTCAGAGAATGCAACAGACCAAACATCTAATGCAGGACTTACAGGTGTATGGTTTGCAAAAGGTCAGTTGTTTATATCAGGAGATGATGGAACTGTAGAATACTTGTGGGCAGTAAGTCCATTTAATAAAACTTGGACATCATCAGACTTAGCAGAAGCTGATGCAATCGTTACATTTGAAGATAGCCACCATGTGTCACAAGTTGTAGATGCAGGTGCAGTTGTTTTAGCTGCCTCTACAAATGGTGATATATATTCTATAAAAGATGTATCAGGAACTATGACACTTAAAGGTCAAACTAATATACCTTTTGAAGAAGTACATTCTATAGCTGCTGCTGAAGGTATTGTATTCTTTGGCACAAAAGAAAAAACAAGAGATGTTGGTAGATTTTATCGTGCAGACTTAACTGTAGCTGATGACTTGTATGTATTAGCTAACAGACAGTTAGTAAAAGAATGGGTTATAGATAGTATAGATACAACACCACACTTTATGTTTGCATCAAGAGATAGTATTTACTGTGGCATAAAAGAAAGTGGTAGTGAAAGTTATTTATGGAGATATTACTTGCCTACTGCAGGATTTGCTAGAGATTTAGAGATGGGTGCAAGTGGATTAGTTACAGGTATTACACAAGCAGATGGTAAGTTTATATCAGTAGTAGCAGGTGGTGGAGTATATCAAGAAAGTTCTACATACGAAAGCGAAGGTTATCTTATAACATCTCCTGCAGATTTTTTTACTGCAGAAAGTAAACAGTATGTAGGTGTAGAAATAGAAACAGAAACTATGCAAAATTTAGATGAAGTAGAAGTATATGCAAGTACACAGTTTGAAGCAATAAATTCAGATACAGATAGTAGTTGGGATTTAGTATTAGAACATAGGTCAGGTAGAGGTGGTATAGAAAACCAGTTGAATTTAGTTGATAGATTTATCATAGGTAAAATAGTTTTAAAATCTGCAGATGGTAGTACAAGTCCTAAATTAAACTCAATACAGTTTCGTGCATTAGCAAGACCTGAACTTGTAGTAGTACAGATACCAGTAAATTTAAGTGACAGAGTAGAACGACCTTATAGAAAACCTATTAAGGTTAAGAATTTAGGTGAAACTATTTACCAACAATTAAAAACTAAAGAGGGTTCTGCTGTGACACTTGAATTGTATGACCCATCAGAGGTCATACGAGGAGTAGTAGAACGAATAAGTTATCCTGTACAAAATAATCCAAACATTGGCAGCGTTACACAATATGCTATACTAACTGTCAGAGGTACACGACAAGGTGCATTTGCCCCTGTCACCTCTGCTAACATATTTGGCGTAGGAGAATATGCTGTAATGAAGTTCGCAGGATAAAAATAGTGTATAATGGAGAAATATGGCTTTAACAGAAACTAACATAGTAAACGCTTTTGAAACTACCTTAGCTGCACAGTTAGCTAGTGGTGGTACAACAATGAATTTAACAGATGACCCAGGTGTAGCAGCACCTGCGTATTTTGTAATTGCACCTGATAGCGACAGTGCAAGAGAAGTAATTAAATGGGATAGTGGTGCTTATA